GCTCCCACTGGTCCCGCTTATTTCCAGCTTTGTTCCCTGACTTTCAATAGACATTGCTTTGTCCTCCTGGCTTTATTCGTTGTGCCATATGCTGAAATCCGAGACGATGCGATGACACGCCTCCGCTTCCTCGTATCCATCAAATTCGTTTTGCATCAGCGCCGATATCGTCACTCCGCCATGCGTATATTTCTTGCCGTCCAGGGCGTTCCTGATCGCCGCCGCAAGCCCTTTGGCCGCATCGTATGTCTCGGCCCATGCCTCGATCTGATACCGGGGATGAGCGTTTCCGGTCGGCCCGCCGATGGATTGAATGCGGGGCCCGCTCACCTGCTGGTACACAATGAGCGGATAGGTCGGGTTCTGCGGGATGTAATTCGGGTATATCCTCGTCGTGATTGCGGATACCCCGCTGTCCGCTTTGAGTGCCGCCACCAGTGCCTTCATCTCAATCCCCTGATCTGCGCCTTTGTGAGCTTGCCCGTGGCCGCCCTCTTTGCCAGCCGTGCCGCCGCTTTCTCCAGCTCTACTTTCATCTCTTTGGCGAAGATAGAGATGATGCGGTCCTTTGCCGCGTCCCAGGCGTTTCTGAGAAATGGGATAGCCGGAGCCCTGCCCATCGATTTTACCGTGATTACCTGCCCCGGCCTGATCTCTGCGGTGAACGGCTCTTTCGGTGTGCGCTCCTTGGTCCCGAACTCGATCAGATGAGCATGGGGAGCCGTGGAGCCTACATAGACCGTGACCTTTGCCCTGTCGGGGGCGAACTTTCTTTTCTGCGAAGCCTTGAGGCTCGTCGATACCTCGATGGTGTCCCGGAGGTGCCTGCTCTTTGAAAAGCCCTTGGTCACCCTCGGATCATAGGGAGCGTTCTGTCTCGCAAGGTCACGCACCGGAATGAGCGACTTCTTGCAGGCATTCCTGACAACCGTCTTCTTCATGGCGATGGTCGGCAACTGCTCAAGATTCTTCATGAGCTGTTCCATGCCTATGAGTTGGAAGGAGAATGCCTGTCCTGCCATCATTCACCTCTCGCGGAAGCCAGAAGGTCAAGCCCCTCGTTCCGCCCGATTGGAGACACGCCGTGGATGTCGTACACCCTGTTTCCGTCAGATGTGTCCATGAGCCTGTTGAGCGGGGAGATGTTGCGCCGAAACCGGATGCGGTACTTGCATTCAACAGATGCTCCGGTCTGCCGTGCCGCGAAGCTCTCAGACTCGCGCAGGGGCAAGCGCCTCGCCCAGACGGTGGCTAGATCGTGCCATGTCTCGATCATCTCGCCATGATCATCAGGGGTCGATGTTTTACCCTGGATGATAATTCTCCTGTCCAGCCCGCCTATCCTCATCCCCACAACCTCACAGGGTAGAGCAGCCTTTCAGCCGCTTTGTTTTCCGTCACGATCGTGCCGATGGTCCGCTCTCCCCTGTTTTCGTACAGATCCGCGCAGATCAGCTTGATCGCGCTCTTGATTCGCTTGGGAACATCGGCAGCCGCCTCCCACCCGCAGACGAACCGTATCTTGATCGGATTGGAAGGATAGAGGGTCGCGGACGGCCAGGACATACCGTAGGGCAGCACAATGCGCCCTTTCTGATCGCCATTGGTTTCAACGAGATAATCCGTGGTGGCCGTCAGTGTCGTTTCGGTGCCTTCGCTGTCCTTGTAGGATACGCTCGTCACGCTCTGGAGATTGCCGAACGGCAGGATAATATGATCGCCATCGGGCCACTCGGGCAGGTATGCATCCCATGTCTGTGTCAGGAGCGCCCTGCCGGTGATATCTTCGACATGCTCCCGGGCCGTGGTCAGGATGTCGCTCAGAAGGTCATCCTCGGCCAGCGTCGCGTCTTCCGTCAGGATGTCCACCCCGAACTCACAGGCCGCAAGAAGCACCTGGCCTACTGCACGGATGTACTGCTTTGTCCCGGTATAGGCTTTCTCGTATGTGGCGTTATCGTTGGCTTCCGTGACCTGTGTAAACGCCCCGCCTGTCCAGTCGGTCCAGGTCGTACCGTCATCGGATTCCTGAATCTTGATATCCACTGTCCCATCTTCGCCGTTGGTCCCGGCCTTGAGCGTGACCACAGCCGACTTGCCGAGCACGTCCACAGCAGAGCCGAGAAGTGCATAGCCCTCGGTTATCGCGTGACTCCCGGGGGCTATGCTCTGGGTGCTGGTGATGCTGTCGGCAAAGGAGCCGCTGTCGAGCCGCAGATGCAGCTTGAGCTCGTTGAGGGTGATCGGCTCGATAGTGGGGGCTGTGGTCTGGATGAGGTTCATTCTTACCTCGAAATCACCACTGCAACGTGGATCCTCGGGGAGCCGGCCGAGCCGCCGCCAGCCACTGCTAACTTGATCGCCTGCCCTGCCGTCACGACATTTGCCGCCGAGGGGGTTGCAACATCGACATCGCCCGCAGCGGAATTGGCTGTTGCTATCGTGACAACACCACCCGTGACAGGGGTAGCGCCGATGCTGGCCGTTATGGTGATATCTGCGGTCCCGACTGCTCCGTCAATGACGGAGTAGATTTTCGAGATTGCTCCCGCATGGGGGCTTACGAGGAAGTAGTCAGCGTCAGCGGAGCCGTCAGCGATATCGAGACTCAGGATGGTTTCGTTGATCTCTGCGGCTGATGCGGATACTTGTACGCCCCCGATCTTGAGAGCACCACCCGATTCGATGTCGATGGAGCCGCCGCTGGCAACGACCAGTTCATCGCCGCCCGCCTTCTTGTAAACTTTCGGTTGATAACTCATTTCTTCCTCCGTGGTTCATCCGTTGGTTGCAGCCTCCCGGGGCCGGATATACCCCGGGAGACCTACCCATTTAAGGGACGGTTACGAGATTGCCGGGACGTCCAAGCCGTGACCCTTGATCAGATTGATCCCGATGATCGTGCCGGTCGCGTTCGAGCCGTTTTCGGCAAGGGTGAATTTCAGATGACGCTTGCCCCCGACATAGCCGATTTTGTAGACCGCAGCGGCAACGGCTCCGGCAGCGAGGGTAAGGATAATACCCGTGCCTGTGGAGGGGCTTGCGCCCTGCACATCGACAGCCTCAACCTCATCGTAGCTACCCGCTGTGCCGGGCGTAGTCGAGTCGTCAGCATGTTCCAATTTCAGAGTGATGGTGCCGGTATCCCCGGCGCTCTTCGCCCCGCAGGAAACCTCGATTACCGCCGAGTTAAACCCTGCAAGGTCTTTCTCGACGGCAGCCGGAACGGTTGAATCAAGTACCTTCACCGGCGCGACTACCTGATCAAATTCTATATGGGTGTAAAGATCCTTCATTTGTGTGCCTCCTTATGCAGACACTTTCAGTGCCTTGATTGCCTCGTACATGACGATCCCGCCGCCGACCCGCTTGGTGGTGTAGAACAGCACATAGGGTTTGGTGGTGTAGGGATCGCGGAGAACCCTGACACCCTGCCTGTCGATGATGAGGTATGCCCGCTTGAAGTTGGCGAAGAAGATGGGATACTTGCCGTTGCCGATGTCGTCCACATTGTCATCGATCTCAACGGGCTTGCCCAGGAGGGTATCGGGAGCGCCGTCCTTGAGACCGGGAACCCAGATGTAATTCCCGTCGCCATCCTTCATCTTGCGGATGGTGGCAAGAGTGGCATCGTTCATGAGCCATGCCGCGCCGTTGCGATAGACCGGCTTGAGGGCGTGCTGAAGATCGATCAGCTTGTCCAGGTCGTTGATGAGGTTAGCGTTTCCGCTGGTGATGTAGCCGACCTTGCCCCAGACATAAGAGGAATTGGCTGCCATCGCGTAAGCCGCGATACCCTTGGGCTGCTCCACGCCGTTGCCGTTGATGAATGCTTCGCTCTCCTGCTCCGAGAACTGGATGGAGACCTCATCAGCCAGCCATCCGACGATATCCACCCTGGAATCGTCCAAAAGCGTCTGGGTGGTTGCGGGCATTGCGTAGAGTTCCTTGGTGTTGATAGCGATCTCTGTGAGGGTGGGAGTGTTGGTCTCGGCCCTTGCGCCCTTCTCACCAACCCAGCCAGCAGAAGCGCCGCCCTGGTTGACGAGCTTCTTGTAAGTGTCGGTCCCGATGGTCCGCACGGTTGCCAGTCTCCGCATTGCGGAAACAGACAGGGCCACGCGGTCAATGGCCTGCTCGTAATCCTCCGGCACAAGAAAACCGCCGTCCGGGTCGGAGAGAGTAGAGAGACCGGCCTGAATCTCCAGATCGCGGAGCCCGCCCTCTGCGCCTTTGCGGAAGAACTTGGCGAATGCGTCCTTGTGCTGCGCCTTCACCCTGTCCAACTC